GATTCTCTACTTTATGAGCTTTTTTGAAAAGTTATATTGTGTTTTAAACAATTATTAGCAAATCGTAATCCAGAAAATAATTTCTTGTGTTCTTCTTTTATTTGCTTTTCAGGGATACGATCAATGCAGTCTATTACCCAATGGAGCGCTGTTCCAATAACCAAATAACATTCTTCATCGTCAGCATTTTCTATCGCTAATTTTGAAATATTATCTACAGACTTTTGTGCACTATACAATAGCATTTGTTTGTTTTCAACCATTTTATCCCTCCGCATATCTTAAAACCTATTCTCATAATATCTCAAAATCTGACATTATGCAAAAGAAAAGAACAGCCTATTGTGAAGCTGTTCTTTCTGGGTTTTGTATGTACCTTGTAAGGGGATTGTGAAACCATAATGAAATCTTTCTTTCCACTAAGTTCATTATAATAATAACATATCTAAAAGTTTAATTTGTTTAATCTTTTATTGTCTCAGAAATAATCTGTGATACTCTTCCTTTCGAATATCCTACTATATCAGCGACAGCTTCTTGTGTCATTCCGTCCAGATACACCATTTCAAATATCTCTTTTTTCATGCCTACAGGTAACTGTGATATATACCTTTCTACTTCTTCGTTCTCCTGCTCCAATCTGCTGAGATCTTGCTGCTTCTCTCTGATGCGTTCTTTTAATCTGGTCGCTTCCTTTGGTTCTTCCATTACTACCTTTACATGCTGCTCAATATATGGAAATTCATCACCTGACTTTGTGACCTTGCCCGGTACTACCGGAACATTATCTAACTGCTCCACCAAGCGGTCTATTGTCTTCTTGATTCCGGCTATTCTTCTTTTGTTGGATTTATACTTTTTCAACTGCTTTCTATCCATCGTTATATCCCACCTGTTCCTGAATAGCTTTCATAATCTTTTCTCCGTCCAGATTACAATATGTTCCAATATCATTCCGGAAGAATCGTTCGCAATCAGTTTTACTCCATAATGCCTGCTGGTCTTTCGAATGTCTTTTCAATCGTTTTAATGCACTGCGATAATCTTCTACAGCTAACTTCACGATTGCAAATGCCAACTGCTCATAACTTTCCATGTACGCCAACGGCTTTCACCTCCTCTGCTTTATGCTGCTGTCTCCATTTTATATTTCTGGAACAACTCTGCTTTTTCTGTGTGATACCGAATCAGCTCATTGACTGCTGCCCGTTGCGCTTCTTCTACCTGATGCGAATTATAGACCTTCAGACCAACACACCACTCTTCGCCACCTTCAAATAATTTCCATTCCCAGTTAATATAGGCAATGTATGCTATCTTTTTTTCTTTCTCTACTAGGTTTATCTGATTCATGTTTTCCCGAATCCATTTCACAGCATCGCCTCCATGTCCTCTGCACGTCCTTCCCAAAGGTTTGCCTTTTCCTTGCAGTAGTCTATAATGGTCTCGACTGCTGCCATCTCTACTGGTTCTATATCCAGCTTTCCAAATCCTTCCATGGAATCCAGATAGGCATATCCACTCCCTCCTGTATACCTATAATACAATTTCCAGTTCAAGAATCTCTCGTCCCAGAGTAATATTGCAATTACTTCGTCCTCTTCTTCATCATATAATTCAAGACGTTCGTCCGATTTAATGGTCCACATTTCTTTCTGAGCCTCCTTGTTTCAATCATCTTATTCCGGTCATCTCTATGATAATCTGCATAGATCTTCCGACAGTTGTTCTTGTATTTGTTCTTATTTTCTGGAATATTGTTATTCATTACCATCAACTCCTTTCGCTATATGCAATCCATAATGCTATAAAATATAAAATGCTTACAATCGAATCGCACTCTCTATCCCACTGTAGTTCTCCAAACTGCTTATACTCATACACATACCATACTGCCGTAATTGACAGTGATATAAGTACCGCATAAATGAATATCAAGATGTTCTTTGCACCATGTCTCTATTTCTTCGTTAAGTTTATTTCTCTGCTCGATTTTGTCTACTATTTCTTTTGGAATTTTACTCATAGCTGTCTATCGCCTCCTTATAACTTTCAGCAAGTCTTCCACTCCCTGAATGTATCCTTCGTGGTATTTGTTAACTTCTTTTATTTGCTGATTGCATCTTCTACCAGCTTCACTCTGTAACCTGTTTGCCTGTTCTTCTATTTCGTCATATTCTTTCTTGTCCATTGCAGCCTCCTAAATCTTCGTCAATCTTTCTCCTACCACTGCCTTATCGCACACTTCCACATCACAACCACGTTCCCTACCGGTATGGATACAGTAATCACAACCACCTGCATCACTGTGGCGATACTGGCATGTTCTGCATTTATGACGGTCAGAGTTATCTCCGGTCATATCTGCCTCATCATGCTCTCGCTTCCGTTTTGCATGCATATATACTGTTCCATAAGGAATGCCTGTTCTTTCTGCAATCTCTTTCTTTGTAAGTCCTTGGTCTAGAAACATCCAGATTACTTCCTGTTTTTCTGCCGGAGTCATCTATTTTTCTCCTTTCTGAATCCATTTCAAAAACTCTACCAGTTCAGATTCGCTGTTTGGATATTTTGTGTAGCAATCATGTATTGTCCATTTTGTCTGACCATTTTTCCCACGTGGGACTTTTGGTCCATTAATCAAATGCAGATAGGATACATGGTCTGTATACTTGCTTTCGTATTCTTCAGCAATGAGTCTTGCTCCATTTTCAAAATCATATTTGTAGTAGGTACAGCCGATATGTTCATCTGTGTACCAGACTCCCCAGTCTCTATGGTTTCTCAGCCACTCTTTTCTTTGGTCATTGTTTCGGAACATTGGAAGTTCCAGCTGTTCTGGTTCTTCCGGAGGATTCAATACCATATCCAGGTCATGGATATATCCTGCCAGTGCTGCAACTAATATCTTCTGCTTCCGGATTCTGATATCATTTGGACTGAATTCTTTTTTAGCCATCTCCAGATACATCTGAGCTTTCTGATTCTCTTCCCTTGCGATCTCGATATCGGTTTTCTCAGATACTTCTTCATACAACTCTAGCTCTGATGGAATATCAACGATTGTCATACCTTCCGGCTGTTCCACAATGACCGGTTCATTCTCTTCCAGAATCTCCTGATAATCCTCCACAGGCTCCGTTACTTCTTCCATAATGTCCTGAGGAATTTCAATTCCCACATTTTCCTCTTTTGGAATCTCCTCATCATGCTCATGCAATTTCTTGTAATGATTCCAGCAAGCTGCGCATTCTCTCCATCCTTGTAACTGGTCCTCGTCTGAAGTTCCCCAGTTCTCTCTCGGACAACTTGTCTGTCCTGGAGGACAGCTTGACTGTTCTGGTTTGCAATTTATATTTTCCGATTGTGCGACGTCGCACACTTCCTCACTCGACTGTTCTTCCTCATTTTTCTGCTGTGCCTCTTCTATTGCGACTACATTCCACATGGACTGTATGGCTGCTGCCAGGTAGAACCAGTCGTAGTCACCCAGATAGTCACAATTTACCGAAAAAACCTGGATATAATCATCAAAGAGATTAATAAATGCTGATTTTTCTCTAATTTCAAAATAATGAGTTCTGCTTCTCCCTTCACAGAATTCCTGTCTGATCAGTATAGGACTTGTCGTCACATCCATAACTCTGTCTGATAGTTCTCCAGGAACCAATTCTTGCGAAGTTTTATAAATCCTCTTGCAAATGCATTTAAGTATTCCCATACTTCTTCTGTCGGCTTCTGCAGTTCTACTTTTGTCTCTTCTGTCTGCTGTTCTTCTTGCTCCGGCAAAACTTCTGGAAAATCTTCCACGCTCATCTGACCGGGAAGCTGCTCTTCGGGTTCCAGATCCGGTGTTCGAATCTCTCTGATTTCCCGGACTGTCATTTCCGGGGTCACTTCTTCCAACTGCTCACTGTCCAGATATAACATTTCCTGGAGCTGGCTCTTACCGAAATCCTTATAACCGCTATCCAGGAATGGGCTATATCCTCCCTGGGAGAACTTCTCATTCATCTGCATCCAGCGGATTGCTGTAGATCTCTTGATGCCGTACTGGTCTTCGGCAAATTCGTAGATACTTTCATATCCGTCTTTCCGGAAGCCTTCCGACTCTTTGATCTGCCTGAGATAAAATCCGATTCCGATAAAGTTCTGTGTCATGCCCTGCAGCTTGTTCCGGATAATCTCTTTTGCTTCCCGGTAGTCAATATTCAGATACCACTCTTCCTTTTTCTCAATCTCACTCATTGTTTCCTCCTAACATCTGTAGCTCCAATGCGTTCATGTCATAATCACGACCGGTATAATTGTTGAATTTTGACTTCTGAGGTTTCCGGCTCTTCGTTTTCTTCTCGTCAATATTTTCGAAACCTTTCGTTCCTCTTGAAGTTGCTTTCTTTACGATAGCTAATTGCTTTCCCGGATCGCTCGTTAATGACACAAGTTCTTCCCTTAGAGCCTCCACCTGTTCCGGAATGATGGATCCATAATTATTTTCACGGACAAGCAGGTACAATTGAAAAGCCTGTTCCACTTCCGGCTGAAACGCTATATATATTTTTTTATTTACTTTACTTTCCTTTATAGGGGGCGAATCATTATCTGTACCCTGCAAATGGTCATTTGTCGGTTGCGCATTTGAAAAAAGGCTGACTTTAACTAAGCCTTTGCATTCTTCGGGTTTCAAAAGCCAATATTCACTATATACAGTTTTATTCCGTCGTTCTGACAATACCGTCCAGAAACGCCGTTGGATACCTCTACTGGTAAGCACTCCCCACTCGTCAAATAACCTCTTATCAAAGAGATCCACCTGCAAGCAGTAGTCCACAGTTTCTTTCACTGTACCGGAACTGATGCCGCCGCCCATCTTCCTTGCAGTCGTTGCACAGTCGTCATAGCCCCATTCATAGAAATATCCATTTACCTTGTACGCTCTCTGACATAAAAAGAAATATATCCCGAAGCCTTTCCAGCCTTTTGCGTCCAAGAGCTTGTCTATCTTCTTGTCTCCGTCAAATATATCAACCGACCAACCAGCGTAATCTATCCCCTGTTTTGGTCGTCCTGACACTTCTTATTCTCCTTTTCTCCCTGCACTGCCCGTACAGGGAGTTATTCGTGATACAATAAAAACCTAAGGTGCTGTTACCTACGCGATCACAGTAATGTGATGCTCCTTTAATTCTTCTGCAAGTTCGAACTCCAGATATTCCTTAATCTTCTTCATGGTCACATTCTTCCACAGTCCGCCGTCAGCTTCCACCAGCTTGAATGCCGGTCCTCTCTCGCTGTCCTTAATGCGGAATACATAGGAACTCTCTGGCTGCTCAATTTCTGCAAATGTGCGGTATGGTCTGAGCTTGACCGGATTCGGCACGATCACATCTGCCAGTTCCACACCTGATTTGATGGTTGTCTTCTGAGATACGCCATCATCGGAATAATTAGCCGTTGTTCCGGATTTGATATTGCCGGCTACCCGCATGATTGTAGTCAAGTCTTCTGTCTCCACAAAGTTCGCCTGCAGCTCAATCAGGAAACGTTCCTGGTCATAATAATCATCAAACCGGAATTCATTCACAATTGCGCCTGCTGCCATCAGTGTCTCTCTGTTCCTCTCGTCAATAAGTCCTGAGAACAGAAGGACCTTTGTTGGACTCACTACATGAAGAATGGAAGATTCTCTTAACTCTTCCGGCTTTCCTTTAATGTAGTCCACTAATGCTGTTAATGTATTTACAGAAAGATTACTTGCCATCGGGAATCTGTGATATCTGGTGAGATCCTTGGTACAATACGTCTCACCATTAATCTCCAATAACTTCGGCTCCATGCTCTCTGCTTTCAGACCTGTAATATACTGTAATGCTTCTTTTAATCCTTCCATCATCTTAAGTCCTCCTTATGCTTCTCTCTTTCTAAGATCTACTACTTTGCTGCCTTTTTCCATGATTTCACCTGTCTCTGTATCCACGGTCTTACCCTCGACCTTTACAGTTGCTTCTGGCATTTTGCTTCCGATTTCTGCCACATCAATTGCTCCGCTCGTCAGATCCTGCTGAACACCCAGTGCTGTTACAGCTCCAAGCGCCGGTGCCAGTGTTGGCTTCGAATTCACATTAGTCGTGATAAAGTTCCTCTGCTCATTTGGCTTGAACTCAATCGTGACAGTGATCTTTCGCTTGGCTTTCACATCTGTGTTCGGATCAACAACATTTCTCATGACCGCCTCAATATCTCGGTTGATCTGTCTGCTAAGTTCACCGCCCGCAAATGTTTCCAGGTTAAAGTGTCTCATTGCTTAACATACCTCCTGTGTAATTTATTAAAAACTCTGACTTTATATCAGATGTTCTTTACAATCTGTTCTTTCCAAAAGTCTGAATGAACTCCTCCCTGGTTCCATAATGTTCCTCCCAGTACCGCTGTGCCATCTGCTTGAGCTGCAGGTCTAATCCATGATTTGGATTTTCATGAACGCTGTCTTTTTCGTGCTCATGTAGATAGTATGCTATGGGAATTATGAAACCATATTGTTCAGACTTCTTTCTGTATGGTCCGTAAAATATATGGTGCCTGTGACAGCTCGGTGTCCCTGTGAAATAACAATGCGTCATGTCGTCAGTGAACACGCTCCACAATTTCTTAGTCATTTACGACCACCTCAATGCGGACTGCTGCCATAGAATTTCTTATAATCATTGACTGACCGCCTTTCTGTTCCTATAATGAAATTGGTTGTTTTACCGAGTGCTCAGCCTTGCCGGGCTTTTGTGAGCACTCATTTTTGTATCGCCAGATCAAATATCTGTTCCAATTGGTTCGGCGTGTGAATTATCAATCCAGTAGTTACCCAACCGATCAAATAATGTATTTTGAAAGACCGTGAGCTGAAATTATGTTCTTCCAATGCCTTTTTAATGTTCTCCAGCTCGGACTCAAATTCTTCTTTCGTCAACAACTTCGGGATTTCACGTATTTCCTCCCATTTTATGTATCCGTTAGCTTTTCTCCACTCCTGGTACTCGTCCTCAAGATCTGCATCTTCGATCTCTCTGTGAAGTCTTTGGAACTCCTCAAATTCAGTCTGATACCCGACCATGTCTCTTGACATCATTTCGACCGTGTCACACTGATCTGCACATCTTCGGAACAACGCCTCTTTCGCGATATCATTCATGATTTACACCTCCTCTACCCAATCGAAATACGGCACATAATGACAAAGACTGCTGCTAGTGCCAGCATTACATCTGGAATAATTAAACTTTTGATGCAAAGAACATATCTCTCTCTTTCCAACTGGTGAACCCTGCGCCTGACTTCCCATGGTGTGTCATCTCTCAGTACCATATTTGTTGATTTCCTTTTTCTCAAGCTTGTCCTCCTTTCTACCGCCTAAGCGGTTTTCTCTCGCTTATATCCAAGATGCTCCAGCGCCCGCCGGTTCCATTCGTCTATCAGCCTTTGTCGTTCTTCCTTGGAAAGAGAAGAGATTTCTTTTTCTTCTCCGTTAATTACTACAATGTTAAAATGTTTCAATTCCACCACCTCTTCTATAAGTTATGTGGTACGGTTTGTACTTGTTGCATCTTTCCTCAATCTCTCCTATACTTTAGATACAGGCACTACCATGCCGAGTATTAATGAAAGACTAACTATTAAAAGTCAAGCCTTAAAATGATATTTTTTGAATAAAGTACAGAAATGTATTTTAGATATATTTGGAACTCAGTTAGAGTTCATTGAACCTTGAAA